AAGCATCTAAATACCCGTGCTGACTATGAATATGTGCGCGATAATTTTCCCGCCTCCCTCTGGCAGCCAGTTTGGCAGCGGTTACTTGACGAACGTTATTGTTGGCAGATCTCCGACACGTTAGCCGATGGCGACGAGGGGATCGAGGACGCTACTCATCGGGTGCAGGTTGAGGAAAATGACGGGACGGGGGTCACTCCGCGGTATCAAATGGAACTGGTCGAAGACGTCAACGCTGCGCTTTTCCGGCTTGGTTTTACAGTAGCAGAAGTTTCCGATGCCCTCGTTTAATCGTTGCGTTTTAGGTTGAGTGCTACGCGCTGGCGGAAAGCTTAGCTGTATAGGCGGACCTTATGAGTTCCTACATCAAAGAAGGCTATGTTAAGCCTGGATATTTTGTAGGCGACACCTCTTTTGAGGGCGTTTGTGCTATCAGCACGCCTTCGACGGATGTAGGGACTTTAACCATCCTAACCACTCTGAGTGGTGTTGAGGTTTGTACTAACCCTGTCACAGGCTCCCAAACAGTCTCAGTGCAGCTTACACTTGCAGGGCAGCCTGCTGATGCTATCACCATAACAGACCTTGCAACTATCTCTCTTCAGCTTAACGTGTCTGGGTTGAGTGTGTCGGCGGAAACGCTAACAGAACAGTTGATGCTTGCAGTAGAGACAACCCTTATAGGAGATTCGGCTGTATGTGAGCTTCAAGCTGTTGCGGGACTCATCTCTGTCTCAGTTAACGTTGCGGGAATGTCAGGAGTTTCCAGTACTACCTACAACGCGTATCTCGGATCGATCCTACTCCGCACGTTGATATCCGGCATCGCTCCTTACTGTCTTCTCCTAACCGATGGGGTCATCTCTCTTCACTCTAACCAAGGACGTTGTTGTGTATACTATCTCTCATCAGAACTGCTTCTCTGCGCATGCACAGCCGAAACTTCTCCTGAATTGGTAGTGCTAAACGTCACAGTAGATCGTCCGATGAGTGTTTTAACATCCTTGTGAGGATTTATGCCTTGTATTATATCTGATGTCAAAGCTCCTGAACGAGGCACTTTTGGGATCACAGTGCAGTTAACCAGTAAGCAGTTTGGTACTGCGATCATTCCTGAATCCCTTAACTGGACCCTTACACGTCTAGACGGAACTATCGTTAACAATCGTGAAGAAGTTTCAGTCACGCCTGCCAGCTCCGTGACCTTAACCCTAACTGACGACGATCTAGCCATCTTCGCTAATGATCGTTATACACGAATAGTTACTCTACAAGGTTTGTATAACTCAAATCTCGGCACAGACCTTCCTTTAATCGACGAGATTTATTTTGAAATAACTCCTATGCAAATTTGGCGGGAGGAGGGGTAGTGACCACGGCGGATTTTCTTAATAACCCTTTGTTGCTCCTTGGCTGCTACGTTGGACTTCGAATCGCTGATCAGGCGTTGGGGGATTCCCTAAACAAGCTCTTTGGTCGGAAGAATTGCTATATCACCACGCAGCAATGTCAACTACTCCAGACCGAGCATGCCCACAAAATCGACACATTACTTCAGGAACTTGAAACTATGCGGGCGGATATACGCGCTGTTAAGCAGATCCTGGGCAGTATCATAGACAAAGCCGGTGTTAACTTATCAGGTAAGGATTTTATCAACCTGGTTCCGCCCTCTATGTAAAATTTCTTTCCATAGGCGTTCAATGTCACAGGCAATTCAAAATCCTGCGTTGAAACAGATCATGGCACAGTGTGTGCGAAGTACGAAAGTTACTTCCAAAGTACTGTTTCCTGAACGTTTCTACAACCCATTCTCATCCTTGCATGATGAGATCTTCAAGTTGCTGGATGATGATTCTAAGCAGCGGGTAGCTATCGCCGCGCCCAGGGGTTTTGGAAAAACTACGATCAACACCATCACGTATCCTGCAAAACGGATACTATTCCAAGAAAAGAAGTTCATTGTACCTGTGTCTGCTACTGCCACACACGCAGTAATGCAGGGCGAGAACTTAAAACGGGAGTTGATGACTAACGTCAACATTCGTAAACTGTTCGGACCGCTGAAATCAGATGTGTTTTCAAAAGATTGCTGGATTACTGCTGGCGGTACGATGGTTATGCCAAGGGGTGCCGGGCAGCAGGTGCGCGGAATTCTCTACGGAAACCAACGCCCTGATCTAATCATCGTAGATGATCTAGAAGATGCTGAAAGCGTCATGAATCCAGAGCTGCGCTTGAAGCTAAAAGATTGGTTTTTCGCGGATCTCTGCAACTGTGTAGACCGCTCATCGAAAGACTGGCGGATAATCGTGATTGGAACAGTCCTTCATGAAGATGCGCTACTGGTCAACCTATTAGATGACCCTGAATGGGACAGTGTACGGCTTGAAATCTGCGATGATGATCTAAAATCAAACTGGCCTGATTTTATGCCAGACTCAGAGGTTCGTAAGCTGTATGAAGGCTATAAACGTCGTAAGCAGCTGGACGTGTTTTATCGCGAATATCGTAATATTCCAATATCTACCGAAAACGCGACGTTCAAAGCTGATATGTTCAAATATCACGACGAGACGAAGCTGGTGCCTTCACATCTGACCAATGTAGTCATCGTCGATCCGGCTAAAACTGTCCAGCTACACTCAGCTGACTCTGCTGTTGTGTGCTGGGGGATTGATCGTACATCGAAGCTGATGCATTTCAGAGATTGCACTGCTGACACTCTGTATCCTGACCAACTCTACGATGCGATTTTCGATATGGTTGTGCAGTATAATGCGGATATACTAGCAATCGAAGTAACTTCCCTTAATGAGTTTATTCTCCAGCCGCTCAAAAACGAGATGCGGAAACGTGGGATTTTTCCTCATCTAGTCGCGCTGAATGCTAGAGGGAAGAAGGAAGAGCGTGTAGCCTGGCTCGCACCGTTTTATCGCCAAGGCTATATCACACACAACAAGGCAATTTCTGAGAAATACGAGCAGCAACTACTGACTTTTCCTCGATCCCGCAAATGGGATGTTATGGATGCGGCAGCGTATATTGTCGAAGTCATGGAAAAAGAAGCAATATACTTTGATCCGATGGATTTGCCTAATGATGCTGATGAGTTTGAGCAGTTGGAAAACCCTCCTGCTATAGACCTTTCTGCATATCAAATTATCTAGGAGTTTTTAATGCCAGCCATAATCAATCCTGCGGAATCCCGCTCTAACACAGACCTGCTAAAGGTTAGTTATGACTATGACTATCCTGAGCAGTTGAAGCTAAAGCCCGGCACTGATCAGCATGACAAACTGGTTAAACTGGTGTTGGATAGGGCGCGGGCCAGCGCTGGTGTGATGACTAGCCGGCACAGTTCCTGGCGGGAGATTGATCATGTGCTTACTGGGTTTATTCCTCTAAGCAAAGCTGAGAAGGAAGTTAAAAACGCTGATAAACGTCGGCCGGTTTCGATAGTATTTCCCTACTCCTACGCTATCCTAGAAACCATCCTCAGCTATCTCTGCGCCTCGTTTTTCCAAGATCCCGTCTTTCGCTACGAAGGTGTTGGGCCGGAGGATGTAGTAGGAGCCACACTCCTCCAACATGTAATAAACGTCCATGTGGCTAAAAACAAAGTACCGTTAAATCTTCACACGTATTTTCGGGATATGCTAGTCTACGGCTTTGGGGCTACTGCACCTGTGTGGATTCGTAAAACATCTCAACGACGCTCTAAACAGGTCAGTGGGATATCCTCAATCCTGTCTATGTTTTCTAAAAAGGCTGACAAGTCTGAGGTTGTATTTGAAGGTAATGGGTTGACTAATATCGATCCCTACACCTTCCTACCTGATCCAAGCGTAGCTATCCAAGACATTCAAAAAGGGGAGTTTGTGGGTTGGGTAGAGCATACCAATCTCATGAATCTTTTAGCAGAAGAAAAAACATCTGATGGCGAGTTGTTCAATGTTCGCTATCTAAAACACGTTGCAGGAAAGCAGACAGCTATCATGGAGCATGATCCGTCTGGGCGAGATACTAAACACCAGATGGGTAATATTGAAAACAACGCTGTGGTTAACCCTGTCGATAAAATTGTAATGTATGTTAAACTAATCCCGGCTGAGCACGGACTTGGTTCTAGCAAGTATCCTGAAAAATGGCTGCTAACTGTCGCTGCTGACAGCGTTCTCATCGAAGCCAAGCCGCTGGGTTTGTGGCATGATATGTATCCAGTAGCCATCGGAGCGCCTGAGTTTGATGGATATTCCACCGCGCCCATCTCCCGTCTTGAAATGCTGTTTGGGCTGCAAGGAACACTAGATTGGCTCTTCAATGCGCATATAACGAATGTGCGCAAGGCTATCAATGATGTATTAATCTACGATCCTTTCATGCTCAATGGAAATGATTTGAAGAAGCCGGATGAGGGTAAGCTGGTGCGTACTCGTCGGCCTGCCTGGGGTAAGGGCGTTAAAGATTCTATCATGCAGCTGCCCGTCTCAGATGTGACTCAAGGCCATGTAGCCGATTCTGCTTTCATTGTCCAGTGGATGCAGCGTATTGGAGCAGCTGATGATGGCTCTATGGGCGCATTACGACAGGGCGGGCCTGAGCGACTGACAGGGGAGGAGTTTCAGGGAACTCGCCAGGGTGCCTTCTCGCGTCTAAACCGCATCGTACAGGTTATTAGCTATCAGGGCCTGAATGATATTGCTGAGTTTTTCGCAGCGCATACGCAACAGTTTATGTCACAGGATGCCTACGTCAAAGTAACAGGAGATTGGCTTTCCCAGCTTCAAGCAGAGTTTGGAGATAAAGCTCCCACACGTTTCTCAGTCACTCCGGATGATATCTCTATCGACTACGACGTGTTGGTGAGTGAGGGGTCTATTCCTGGGAGTAACTACTCTAAAGTCTGGGAAACGATGTTTACGCAGCTTGCACAGCATCCTGAGCTAACCCAGAAGTTTGACATTACTCGCATATTCAAGCACATTGCGCGGAATAACGGAGCTAAAAATGTAGAAGATTTCATACGCACTGATGTACAGCCAACTGCGCAGATTCAAGAGGAGGTTCAAAAAGGTAATATGATACCTGTTGAGCAGGCAGCGCAAGAAGGGATGCTATAACAATGTCGATTAAATTGCCTAATACTGAGAATTATCGTAGTACTCCGGGACAGTTTGCCGCTTTTGCGGAGTCTACCATCTGGTCTGATATGAGGCAAGAAATCTCTGCTTGGATTTCGGATGCCCACACAGCGCTGGAAAACCCTGAGCTGACCCCGGCTGAAGTTTCGTATCTTCAGGGTTGCATTAGAGCTGCGAGAGACCTACAACAACTGCCTACAGTAATTGTGTCTATCATGGAGAAGGAGGTGCGTGATGCCCTGGAAGATTAGTCAAAAGCTGTTTCTTGGTAAGCTTCACTGTAACGAGCTAGTAGAGTCTGATGATGTTGTGGAGCCTATTGATCCAGATCTGCTGGACTTGTTCGGGGCCGCGCCTGAGCCGGAACCAGCGCCTGAGCCGGCTGTGGTGGAACCTGCCCTTGATGAGGCGCCGCCTGCTTCTGACGCAGAGCCTATCGCAGCGCCAGAGTCTGTTGAGCCTGTTGCGCAATCCAGCGTTGAGCCTGCGCTTGCTCCTGAACCTGAATCTCCTGTCGTGCCTGAGCCTGTTGCGGATCCTTCCGAGGCTCTTCGCGCACAGCTTGAACAAGTATCTGCAGAACTTGCAGCACTAAAAGCATCAGCAATTCCTGCAAAGCCTAATGATGCAGCAGCATCGGCTGAGGATGCTGGTAAGGACACCTCTCAGAATGATTTTGTGGGAGAGCAAGACATTGACGAACTCGTTGCCCGTCCAGAACTGTTTAACCAAGTTCTGAATAATGTGGTAGACTTGGCGGTCACGAAAATCGAAGAGCGTCTTGGGAATATTCTCCCCCACATTCCTCAAATGGTGCAGCCTGCCATTCGGCAGACATACGCCATGGAACGTGCTATCGAGAATTTTTTCGATGAGCATAAGATTCTGAGTAATTTTCGTCAGGTTGTCGGTACTGTTGCCGATCAACTTCAAGCGGAAAATCCTGAAGCTGGATTGGATACTCTGTTGCCTATGATTGCAAAGAGTTCCTACGCACGTCTGCAGATTGATCCTACTGTGGTGCAGAGCGTTAATGAGCAAGTTGCCGCTCCGAGTGCGCCACAGTCTCCGGCTCTGCCTGGCGGTTCTTCTAGCCGAAACGTACCTACCCCGCCCGGCAAATCAACGTTAGAAGCTGATATTGATGAACTTCTCAACCTCTAAAAGGAGCTTTTATGGACGCCATTAAAGCATTGCTTAACAAAGATGTTCTCGGAGGTATTACCCGAATCTCTGAAGATTCCACTCTCAAGCCTGATCAGTCGCTGGTTTTTGCAGATTCCAGCGAAGACGCAATCAGCATCACCCTGCCTTCGAAAGCGCAGGCTGCGGGTAAGACCTACATCATCCACGCACCGGCCGGGGCTACTAACGATGTTAGTATTCTCGACAACGAGTCTGGCTCAGAAGTTTCTGGAGGCGATCTGGACGCAGATGATGACTACGCTGTATTGTTCTGCACTGGCCGTGATTGGTGTATTCTCGGCACTTCCATTCCCGGCTATGCGCTGCCTGTAGCGGATAAAGTGCAGACTATCACCACTACGGCGGCGGCGATCGAGCCATTGGCCGAATTGGTCCAGCTCAACAAATCTGATGGCGTGTTGGCAAGCACTCTGACCGCTCCTGCTGCGGGACGTTTTCTGGTCATTACCCAGATCGACGCCGGTACGTCGGGACACACCGTCACCCTGGCCGCTGGCACGTTTGACGGTACTAACGAGATTGCTACGTTTAACGCTGCTGGTGAGACGTTGGTCCTCTACGGTTTGACTGCGACTCGTTTTGCAGTCGTTGAGAATCTCGGCGCTGTCGCTTTTAGCACTGCCGGTTAATAACATTTTCTGAAAGGTAACTCTCATGGCTCTTCTCGGAACTCGCGCTTCTAATGACTTCGCAACTGACGAGCGCCCCAAAAACTGGCGTAGTGGTCTTCTGCGCATCTACCCCGATGGTGATATGCCCCTGACTGCCCTTACGAGTCTCATGCGTGCTGAAAGTGTAGACGATCCAGAATACTATTGGTGGACCAAAGCACTGGCCACTCAAAGCGGCGCTGTCACGAATGTATACACCGATTCTGCCCTGTCGTCTGCATACGTCTCTGGCGCTGTTGCCGGAACCGTTCTGTATGTTAAAGTACCTCTGGCGACTGCAGAGCATTTCCGTCCTGGTCATCAGGTTTTGCTGCGTGATGAGTCTGACTACACCGTAGACGTCGTGGCGAAGTGTATTGCGGCAGATAAAAACGGTGCCAACTCCGTCATCACTGTTCGCCTGCTGGAGGCTGATGATAATTCCAGCTCTGGCGATCTCAGCGATTGTGATCGTATTCTGGTTATCGGTAACATCAACCCTGAAATGGGTGCTATGCCGACTCCGATCGCGTATGATCCCACCAAATACTACGGCCTGACCCAGATCTTTCGCACCCCGCTGGAGATTTCCCGTACTGCCCGTAAAACCAAGCTGCGGACAGGTGATGCCTATGCCGAAGCCAAACGGGAAGCGTTGGAACTCCACGGCATTGAAATGGAAAAGGCGTTTCTGTGGGGGATCAAAACTGAAAACATCGGTGATAATGGCAAGCCTGAACGTACCACTCTGGGCCTGATTAACTTCATTCGCCAGAACACGGCCCTTGGCTCCATTGTCCATGATTTCACGACTGAGACAGCCGTTGAGTTCACTGATAAAAACTGGGTAGATGCCGGTGAGGAATGGCTTGACTACTACCTGGAACAGGTCTTCCGTTATGGTGGATCTGAACGTGATGCGTTCTGTGGTTCGGGCGTTATCCTGGCCATGAACAAGCTGATTAAAAACAACGCTCAGTATACTATCACTGGCGGGGAAAGACGTTATGGGATGGCAGTCGTCTCCTACGAAACCCCCTTCGGTATCATCAACTTCAAACGCCATCCACTGTTCTCCTACGAGCAGACCGATCGTAACACGTTGGTGATCTTTGACGGCTCTGATATCCGTTATCGTTACATTACGGATACTACATTCTACAAAGATGGTGAGAAGCAGAACACAGGTAAAACGCGTTATGACGGCACTGCTGAAGAGTGGCTGACTGAGTGCGGCTTGGAGTTCCACTTCCCTCAAAAGTGCGCTGTGCTGACCGGTTTTGGCTCTGCTAACGGTACGCCTTCGTAAACTCATCCCTGCCTAGGGGGAGGATAACACCTCCCCCTATGTAAAATTTATTTCCATAGGTGCCTTATGACTCTAATGCAAATCCGAAAATTGTTTGCAGAACGTTCAGGTAGGTTTGATCTGCTGAACGAGGATGATTCAGATTCTGGCGCTGATTTCTTCATTCAAGCAGGTACGCGTTTTTTAGATAAATCCGTACAGCATTTGAAATCCAAGGCGACTAGTTTTATCGCAGTCGCTGCCAATGATTTCTACAAAACGTTTACACGCTGTCGGGCGATAGAACGTGTATGGATCTCTAACACAGAATCTCGTACTGAGGTGGAACTATGCACGCCGATAGATTTCTATCAGGCGTTTGCTGGACCTGTCAGCACAAGGGCTCCAGGGCGTCCTGCATACTACACACCTATCAACCTACGTTCAACAGATTTAACTGCCTTTGAATCTTTAGCCCAGTTTCTGCAATACGTTACTACCGACGACGAGGCTCAGACAGGCGTAGTATTCAACGTTGCTGATGGCGATTATGTACTGGAAATAGAAGGGCTGTTTGAATCTGACGAACTGCTCGCTAATTACGATGATAACTTCTGGTCTGTTAACTATCCTGATCTGCTGCTAATGGCCAGTTTGTATAAACTCGAAGTCTTTAATCGCAACACTGCTGGAGCTAACGATTGGCTTGCTGGGATTACTGCTGAGTTGATAGAGCTTGAAAAAGACATGATTACTCAACACTGTAAACACAAGGATCTGCGATGAATGTGTTAACGCCCAGAGAAGAATTCCTCGTTCAGAAATCTGTTGAGACTGTGCTTCGTATGCTCCCTGCCGTCCTAGCACGTTTGATGGAGCAAGGCGCGTATTCGCAGAAACTGCTAGATGATTTCCACGCTAAATACGCCCATCTCAAAGGAGACAAGTCTTTCGCGTTAGTGGTGCAGCAAGTAGAAAACCAGCACCCTGATTGGGAAACTTCGCAGATTCTATCCACTGCTGCTGAGCAGTATACACAAACTGTGCAGCAAGCTGCTGTAAATTACAATGCGGATAAACCTGCTTTGGACAGTCTAGACGGACGTGCTCGGAGTAACGGGATACTATAATGCAAGAATTTACTCATCAGATAAAAGGCTTTAGCGGTCTGCGCAGAACTTCACGCACAAAACGTGGCGAGCATTGCTGCAGTGTGGCCACGAATCTGATGGGGAGGAATAAGAAAATAGTAACGCCTGAGGATATTACAGAGTTGTCTGCGCTTTCAACTACCTGGCCTACAGGTCAACTTTTCATATTCAAAGACTGCTTATACTGTCTCACGGCCTCCAGTTTGGTAAAACTTCTACCAGTTCAGGAAACTATCATTCCTAATCTCGAAGTAGGCCTACGTTGGGCTGGACTGATCCTAAACGATTTTGCACTATTCTCAAACGGTGTAGCCAAGGTTGTGTATGATCCTACAATCGCCAGCTTCGCCCTTACTCGAAATCCTTGGTATGGACTCGCGACTACCCTAGAACTCTTTGACGGGCAAGTTTTTGCTGGCGGGATTGATCTCTCAGCCCTTACAGACATTGATGCACGGATTCGAATGGCAGCTGTCCATTATCACGATTTCTCTCCACATGAGTATCCTTTAGACCGTGCAGAAAACGGCATCTTTTGGGGAGCGGGAGCTGCTTCTCCGATATCTTTAGGCCAGTTATATCCTAGCGGCTGGGCAGGCTTATTCTACCTTGACGCGGCTACACTCTACTGTCACGGAGATGATACTCCTTATCGGTATTCTGGTTATCCACAAGATACACCGGTAGCCACCCTAGAACCCTGCGTTTTTGACGTAGCATTAACAAGTCCTATTAAAAAAATCGTAACCAATGCGTATGGATCTGCGATACTAACCACCGCCGGAAAACTCTCTGTGGTTGGTGAAGGCTACTGTTTAGGATTAGGTGACGAGGCGGAGCATTTTAACAAGTTCTATCAAAACACATTACTTGAAAATGTGTCTGATATAGATTTCACCCCTTATGATGATGTTGGACTGCTGCTCATTTCAGGCAAGCTTTATGGTGCAGGGTATAACTACTGCAATCTGTTAGGCGATATAGTGCCTACCCACGAATTTCGCGTTGAGGATGGGGGTATAGCTGAGAGCTATGTTGAACTCAACGAGAGTGCTGCGTATAAAGCAGTTGCTATAGGCGCTTCCGCATCTTATGCTATCCGCGATGATGGCATTTTATGCACATGCGGGCAGATAGGTGATCCCTGTGTAGGCAGGGGGGAGTATTCCTACCGTACACGTACTTACTACACCAGCTTTGCGCCTGTTGAGGGTCCAAATGCGGCTGTAAAGTTTACATCTATTTCAGCCTTTACACACGCTGTATTAGCCCTTTCCGAAGCAGGTGACGTGTATTTCTTCGGCTGGAACCACAATGGAATTTCAGGATTGGATTGGACCTGGCAAGAGCTTGAGCATGTAATGTATCCGACTAAAATTCCCACACTATCCAACATTGTAAAGGTTATTCAGGGATACTATTGTTGTGCGGCATTAGATGCCGAGGGCAATCTATACGCCTGGGGCGAAATGCCTTCCATTTTAGATGGTTCAGTGGTGCAACCTACTCTAATTCCCACCAAGGTATTGGAAGGTGTGGAAGATTTTACACTCATTCATGGACTGCCGACTCTTATAGCAAAAACCTCTTCTGGCTTGTTTCGTTTGGGAGACTATATTCTGTCTGGCGATTCTCAGACAGATACCTTTGTGGAGCTTATATGAAAGAAGCTACGCACACCATAGACATCTTTCATGGGCTGCGTAAAGATTCTGCTACGGAAAGATCTGCTGAATGGCTCAGTGATTGCACTAATATGCTAGGCTCTGATGACATGCTGCATACGCCTGAACTTATCCAGGTTCTGACGAAGCTGGAAAGTTCCTGGCCGTTTCCTCAGCTACTCATCGCAGCTAGACAGTGTTTAGTACTAACCTCTGACACGTTTTATCGCTTTGCTGATGATGTGTTATCAGTGCTAATCTCTGGGCTATCTCCAAATGGACGTTGGGCGTGGGTAGTTGCTGGGGAGTATCTATACTTCTCAAACGGTATTTGCAATGTAGCGTATGATACTACTACGGGCTCAATAGCAGAAGTGGCAGGTGAGACTGATCCTACTGGACGCAGCCTAGCCCTGTTCAATGGGCAGCTTTTTGCTGGAGGGGTAGAGCTTGATTATCTAGCTCCCCTTCCGCAGCGATTACAGATTAACGTAGATCCTGTGCATGATTTTGAAGTACCTGATTACCCGTTAGATCATCATTATACTAAACCCGTTAAAGAGCCGGTCGTGGATGTTCCAGAAACCCCTAAATATTATCCTTGCGGAACGACAGGTGTCTCGGAGGCTGAAGATTATTTAACTCACGCTCTTTACGTATTAGCTAGTCCTACACCTGAAACTATTACTTTTGTTAAAATAGCTTGTTATAATAAGGTGGCTTATGGTTTAGGGGCCAATGGGCGCCTATATGGATGTGGGCATGGCGGAATATGCTGGGATAATGTGCTACTTGAGTATCTATTTAGCGTAGATTCTGATACCTACATTGAGCTAAGTTTAGATGACCGTATTAAATATCCCCTCAACGATATTTGGCAAACTGGGAATGCTTTATATATATTAGATGGTGATAAGCATCTTTTTATATATTCAGAAGGATCTAGCTACGGCGCATATGGTTTTACGCTCCCCTTCACTGCTGCGACACCCCCACCTTATCAGATCGTGCTGACTGATAGGGATAGCAATGCCAGCCTAGATGTTAAAGAAGTTATTTCCTGTATGAATAGGTGCTTCTTACTACTCCAAGACGGTACAATATATTTTTCTGGCCATACGTCTACAGTGTCCCCCAGTGCCGGTGGTTCATATACAGCTTATCTTACAAAATTAGAAGAGCCTTCAGCTCTAGGGATTAGTTCTTTAGCCGTTACATGGGACTGGATACGCACCCCTACTGGAGATATCCTTAATTGGGGAGATGAAATATTCGCGTACATGATAACCTTCGATGGTCAGCTTTATCTGTACGGCGGTTTTGAGATTGCTTATACTGGCTTGGGGGAAGGTGTAGCACCAACGGGTTGGGATTTAATCTCAAATAAGAGTGATTGGAAAGTGGGTAGCGATACTAATCCGCAGGACTGTGAGGCTAATAGTGTTGTACACGCTTTGGATGCTTCTGGCGATCTGTGGTACTGGGGTTATTATGATATATATACACCAGTAAAAAAAGAGTTGCCTTTTAAGGTGCTTCGTTATATCCACTATTATGGCACGTTCTTGTATCAAACACCTGACAATTTATTATATCTAGAAACATCCTATGACGCGCAGAAGTTGCTGAACGGTATCTATTTTCTAGACATTTTCAATTGTCCTGAGCTTCCGGCAGACCACGATTATGGTCCGTATACAGCCGATTATTTATACTGTCTAGGATATGTGACACACTCCGCATTGCTTTATATATGGAACGGATACTATTTTGCTATCTTAAACAACTACTCAAAAGAATTGGAGGACTAAATGGCTACACAACTTTCAAACAGATGTAAACTCGAACTTTGCAAGGGTAACGTTGACTTGCTGACGGATACCCTGAAGATCGCGCTAGTCAGTTCTGGCTTTACTTTTAGCCAGAGCGGTCACAGCACGTTATCAGACGTAGCATCCAGCCTGCTAACCGAGCAGTATGGCTACACTGTCACTACCCTGGCTGGCGCTACCGCTGTGCAGGATGATGTCAGCAACCGTGGATACGTCTCATATAACAACGTTGCATGGAATGCTACTGGAGGTTCCATCGGTCCTTCTCCTGGCGCCATCATCTACGACGACACGCATGCTGATGACATTATCGTTGGATATGCAGATTTCGGCTCGGATCAAACTGCGGCTGAGAGTGGCGTGTTTACTATCGCCAACCTCGCACTTGGTATTGGCCCTCAGAGTTAGGTAGTACTCATGGAAATTGATGTTGGTTGTATAGAGGGCAGTGGCTATTTAGCTAGCTCGGTCGATCTGCTAAGCATCCGCATCGAGGCAGGTTTTGTAGCTGGCAGTGGTACTATTAGTGCCACTGCTACACCTGCAACTTTTGTCCATAACGAAAACTTTGACGTCACAATTGATCTATCGGACGGCGGGGATTACGGCCCACTGCTCGACTGGTATTTCGATCACGGTAACTGGCCTAGTGGCAGCGGCTATATCACAGGAATATATCCGCACGGCGGCAGTATTGGGGACCTCGCCAACAAGATCATCGGCGCCGGGCTGCTATCCTTTAACCTCGCCCGTAGCGTTGTAATCTCCGCAACTTCGATTTTCGGCGAAAGTTACATAACAGGAACGTTTGCTAAAACCTATAGCAAGCTAAACACTGTTGCATGGTCAGGTATTGGCAATTTCAATATCATTCCGAGTTCTGATAATATCACCGCTGGGCATGCAGTACTTCCATGGTCAGGTGACGTTTGGCAGGTGAAGAAGTTAGGCAACCGTATGATGGTATACGGAGAGAATGGGATTTCAAAGTTTCACCCTGTATCTGAACCCCACTCTGGATATGGCCAAAACGTGTTGTTTAACTTCGGTCTGGCTGGACGTTATGCAGTAGCCGGTAATGAATTGGTACACTACTTCGTCGGAGAAGATAACAATCTATACCGTATTCAGCCTGAGAACACGCCTGATAAGCTAGGCTATGCGGAATATTTCGAAAAGTTTAGCGGTAATATGGTAGGCATGTTTGACCAGCTGTCAGGTAGAGCATTCTTCTCCAGCGTTGAGACTGAGACTACATTGGTATACAATCCAGAACTAGGCTTAACCTCTCTAGACCTGCTCATTACCGACTTGGTACGATATGAGGATACGCTGACGGTCATAGCCCCCTCTGCGGCTAACAACACACTACCTCTGGTCACACATGAGTGTGTGTCGCATATAGAGGATTTTGGCCAGCGTGGTTTGAAAACAATCACAGGACTTTCCTTCGGGATTGACTTCGATGAGGCTACGAATGTTTGGGCAGTAGTCTACTACCGCTATCGCAAAAACGATTCTTTTAGAAAATTTCCTAATGTGCGCTTGAATCATGAAGGATATGTGCATATAGGGGTTACAGCCATAGAGTTCATGATCGGGCTGCGCTTTGTACGCGATTCAGCAGTGCTTGAACCTACGTTTCTGGACTACGTTCAAGCCCATGTACAGTACGGAGATCGTAGGTATCGTAGAGGTCCGATAGCCTCAGGAGGTGCTACAAATGTTTATTAAACTTTTACCAGAACAAGTATCTGTCTATTGGGATATTATCAAGCACGGCTGTCAGCAGGTATTGCCTCCTATGACGGCCGACAATGACGCTGCTATGAATGACATACTCAAGAAGCTTCTCATGGGGCAGTTTCAGTGCTGGATATCCACTGAGCCTCAATCGGACCGCTTTAAGTGTTTTGTCATATCTGAAATTGCAACAGATACTTTCAGCGATCAGCGCTTCTTCCGTCTTTACGTGCTGTACGGAGTACGTCCGCTGACAGAAGAGGATTGGCAGGAAGGTTTTGAAAAACTACAGACTTTTGCCAAACATAATAACTGCACTGTAATGACAGGCTATACCAACAACGAGTATCTTTGTGAGAAGTTGGAGAAATTCGGATTGGTTAAAACGTTTTCTGTGATCTCTAAGCGTCTGTAACCTATGGCATTTTTATTGCCAAAGGAGCTGGTATGAAAGTTATTACCAAAACTGTACTTGATATGTGCACAATGGAAGTTTTGGAGGAGACTTCTTTTGAGTACACAGGACAGGTTGCGTTAGCGAAAGGTAGCGGTGGTGGTGGAGGTTCTGACTGGCCCAGCTATCTAAAAAAGGCGCATAATCGTGCGTTGACAGCGAATGGAGATACAGAGCTTGCGCATAGTATTACATATTTCATAAACAATCTTTTCGATAATTCTCCATATATGGATTATCTACCTGATAAAGTAGATGACATGTTTGGAGAACGTCCGACAACGCTGTATAACCTGTTTGAGAATAATCTTAACATAGACGTTGTGGCTACGTTTAACGCAGTGTTTGCGAGTGTGTCTACCTGCGCTGCCTACACTGATACGTTGAACTCTGAAATAGCTTTAATGAATGATGATATGGATAGCACTGTATTGCCTAGATTTCAAACAGGTATGCGAGATATGCAATGTGTGATGACATCCGCATTCAGTATCGGACAAGCACTGCTTGAGAGTAAGAAAAATCTGGCAGTAACTAAGCTTGCAGCTGAGCTTAATCGTGCTATGGTCAATGTAGCTGGGCAGGTTTTTCAGCAGTATCTTAGCTGGCATACGCAGCTAGTTGCGCAAGGACTTGAAGCCGCACGAATGTATATAGCTGGTAAGTTTGACGAGACTAAGTTCTACAGCGAGGCCAATGTTAAAGATTCTACATGGAATTTAGAGCTTTTTCAGCATTACTCAGCAGTGCTGGCCTCGATCAGTGGCGTCAGTCCTATCAACGATGGAGGCTCCAAGAGCGGCTCTAAGGTCCAGAATACGTTGGGTGGTGCAGCCAGCGGTGCTTCAGCAGGTATGGCCGCAGGTCCCTGGGGAGCGTTAGCTGGAGGCATTGTCGGTGGGGTTGCAGGATATTTTTCGTAATTAATTTAAGGAGAGTTTATTATGGCAATTCCAGCAGGAGCCTCAGGTTCTAGTGCAGGCGGCATGGGTGCAGGCGGTATGCAGAGTATGGGCGGTTTGCAGCAAATACTGGCTATGCTTGGTATGGGTCAGCAGCAACAGCAGCCTATGCCGCAGCAACCGCCGCGTCCGCTAGCACAGCCTAGTGCTGCACCTGTTATGCAGCAACAGCCTTCGCAGCTAGCGCAAGCCAGGCCTATGCAGCAGCAGCAGCAACCCATGTATATGCCGCAGCAGCAGCGTGGACAGGCGCTGACTATAGACGATCCTAACCCTAATCAGGCTTTGCCTGCAACTACCACGCCTATAGGTCGTATGTTCACCAGTATGGGCAACTCGCTCAGCAACGCAGGAAGCGGCCTTAAGGATTATATGAGCAGCAATCCTGATCAGATGGCGCTGATGCTAGATGCGGTAGGAAGTCGCTTAGCTCCTAACAATATGTTTGCGGGAATAGGTACGCAGTTTGCGAAGAGTCGGATAGCTAATCGTGCGGCACAATCGCAGCAAGCTACTCGTCAACAGATGATAGATGCGCTGAATCGTTCGTATCGCACACCAGTAAACATGCCGCAGCAACAGCAGCAGCCGTCCTATCTTGGACTACCGCCGATGACGCCTAAAGGTGAACAAGGTGAGACGTCTAGAACAATCAACCATGATGGCACTTATACGGCTACAGGCAATCTGTACGATAGCCCAGTTGCGCAACAATCAACGACTGCGGGGGCAGGCACTGCTGGTAGTCCACCTCCTACTACTGGCAGCCCGCAGTCGTCCCCTGCATACAGCGGCGTAGGTGGCGGACAGCGAACGCTTGGGAATCAGTTCATAAACGCAAACCCTTGGTAGCCCTGTCAGAGATGAGTGCAGGAAATCTTCCTGATCTGACAGGGTTGTCGCCTGGCGAGATTAATACTATTGGAGATGCTAGCAGACTTAATGCGAATATGCTAGCAGAACGCCTCAGCGGTGTGTATAATGACCGTCTAGCAGAAGTTGGCATGCGTGATCGGTTGATGAACAGCGCTGCGGCGCGGGAGTATAATGCAGGGCTACTGGAACAGGGCGCTAAGATGGCTCAGCTTCAACGTACCACTGAGGCTCGTGTACGCAGAGCGGAGGATGCTAGGCGCAAAGCTGAGAATAAAATGCAGCAAGCTGCGCTAAAGGCGCAAAATGCGAAGAATGAAATAGACGCACAGGCTGCTAAAGCTGCGCATGCCAAGGCTGTCGCTGAGTTGGAGAAGACGGAGCAAGCGGCTAGGAAGCTTGAGCTGGAAGGGGATGAGATTAACCAGAGACTGCAAGCTATCAAGGCTGCGCAAGGAGCTAATACTGTAGATGAGATCCCGTTAGGTGCTCTGGCAGCTATCAACAAAAAACTGCCCGTAGTTTCTGCCGATGACACGCGGCAGGCACTTAATGAGGGAATATCTTCTTTGTGTGGGCAGGATCCTGTTACTCACATACCAAATTCCCAGCTCAGAGAAGACTTGAGTGATGCAGATGTAGCTCAAGCTACTAAACTGCTGGATATGGCAGGTATGGATCTGGGCAGATACCACCTGCGTGGTGTGAATGATCGTCCTGGGAAAGATATCTACATGATAGTACCTCCTCATGAAGAGTGGACTATGAACGAGGCGGAGCTTAGTGAATATCTAGAACGTGTCAGACATTGGAATCGTATAGAGGATGATGATCCTATCTGGATCTACAACAAAAAAGAGATCATGGATGGGCTAGCTAAACGTCGTGAATCTATGTACTAGGATGGTAATATGGCACTCAGGCAAATAAACTTCGAGGACTTGTTAAGCACACATCCAGGAGCTGAACCATTTCAAGTTGACCCTGAGCTGCTTAAGGGTGACTATGAAAAGTTCCTGGATACTTCTAAAGATCTCAGTCAGCGCTTTTCAGCACCGCTAGACGCCGTTGGCGATGTTGCCGCGTCAGGGTTAATGGCAGCTCCTGCCGGCCTTGCAGGACTCGGCGCATTCCTGTCAGGGCCAGCTGAACGTTCTGAGGATGCGCGGCTACAGCATGCCAGCGATACGATCAACAACGTCATGAATTTTGGCCAGTCAGGAAATCCCTACTGGAATAAAGTCTCTGAATCAGGTAAAGCTGTCATACCGAATCTAATCAGCGGTACAGCGTCAATGCTGCAAGGTAGCCAGCGGGCGTATAAAGAGGGTGAAGCAGAGATCAATGCGCGTATGCCGCAAGCTACCTACCCTCGCCCAGACTGGGTTAAAGCTGTTAACAAAAAGATGGATGCATGGAATGAATCTACCCAGCAGGGACTTGATACTTTTCTGGAAAGCACTAAAGACTACTGGGGAGGAGTAGCGCAGGAGCACACGCCGAAGTTTCCGGGTAGTTTTGTAGAAAACCCCAGTGTTGAACGTGCTGCCTCGGCTCTTATGCAGGGTGGCGTATCGCTGACATCTGCAGTAGGTCTTACAGCATTGTTCGGGCCTGAGGTGGCTATAGGGTTTCTGTCTCTTGGTGAGAGTGGTGGTATCAGGGATGAAGCCCTAGCGCACGACAAGACAGAGAAAGAAGCTTTTCAGCTGAGTGCTAAGGCTGCGATACTGACAGGCCTACTGGAAAAGTATGGTTTGGATTCAGTACTTAAGGCTAACGGTTCCGCAGGTAAGCGGTTTTTGACGGGCTTTGTAGGCGAGGCAGGCACTGAGGATGCCCAACAGCTTGTTCAGAATGCAATCAAAAAGCATGGGTATGATGAGTCTGTCGGGTATTTAGATGGTATTATAGAATCAACCATAGCTGGGGCTGTTGGTGGGCCGATTGCTATGGCGAACACCTCTACATCGCCCCCCTATAGAGGGCCTGTGAAGCCGCAGGCTGAAGTTGATGAGCAGGGTGGGGTTGATGAGCAGGCTGAAGTTGATGCTGAAGCTGAAACTGCTACTACTAACTTCGAACTGATAGACAAACTCGGAAAGGCTCTTACAGACGATCAACGCACACGGGCTGTTGAGGTAATTGCTACAACAAAATCTGTGGCTGAAGCGATTACAAAATTTCCTGCGTACAAAACGAAAGCATTGGATGCGTATGCAGTAGCACTGGCGGTTACCAGAGAGGCTGCTACGCAAGAAGTAGAGGCTGTGGAGGATCAGCAAGTAGCAGAGCCTGTCGCTGCCCCAGCTGCTGAACCTGCCTATGACCTCTCTGTTATTCAGAAGCTTCTTACCGGGGAAGGTTTGACAAACGATGATCTGGAAGTAATCGCTGCAATCCCTAAAGAGATCGTCCAGGAAGAATTTGCAAGACTGAAGGCGCATGAAGAGTTCATGAAAGAGTGGCGTGAGGGTTCTAAACTGCGTGTGCCTGAAGTTGCGGAAAAGGTTGCTGAAGCTGAAGCTGAAGCTGAAGAGGTTGTTGCAGAAGAGTCTCCAGAGGCTGAAGTAGCGGAGGAGCCTGAAGAGGTTTCTACGCTGGAAGTGCCGACAGAGGATGATGGGGAAGTAGCGACTACGACAGAGGCCGAACTTGACGTAGCAACCAAATCCGAAACCATACCTGAGCCTGAACTCTCTGCCCCGCTCTCAGCGACAGTCTCCGCTGTTGACGAGCTTGAGGAGCTTGGGGCAGAGTTGATGGTTAAGCGTGGGGAGAAGTACTGGAAACACACGTTATCCAATGGCAAGGTGCTTAAGGTTCCTGTCGGACGTAAGACAGGTCCTGCGGAAGCACTGCAAAAAATCCAGACTGCTGAGGCAGAGCTGCAACAGTTAGCAGCAATACCTGCCTATGCGTCAGTAGTTGAAGCTAAAGCTGATGGATATATAATCAATCCACGTAGTTTTAATGACCTCACTACCGCCAAGCATTTTGCGGAGTCGATAGCTAAGCGTGATAACGTTAAGCCAGTGCTGATTAAGGTTGGTAAAAAACTTCGTGTTGCGACAAAGGAGCTTTCAGACGCAGAGGAAGCTGCTGCAGAAGACGAGCTTTATGAAGATACTGGACCGGACGAAGAATACGAAGATGATGATGTTGCGTTAGACATCAACAAACTTGGAAAGTTGGTAGACGACCTTGAAGCTACGCAACAAACCTATGGAAATAAAATTGCCAAAGGGGAGTTGGAAACACTGTCGAACGACGCTATATCCAAAAAGCTGCGCAGACAGGTACTGAGTCCTGAGGAGTTGGAAGAAGCGCAAGCGGCTATTGATATGGAAGTTGCTGAGACTGAGCGGTCGTATCATAGCCAATTACATTCGCTGGAAGATTTGGACGGAGTTGAATCTGGCGAGTATGTAGGCACTGCGCGGAAAGTTGTAGATGGTATCTGGAAGGCCGTAGAGAAGCTGAATGAAGATGAACGTGGGGCAGTGGGTAGGGATATCTCTGACCTGAAAAAAACTGCTCGCGAGGTTAAGGAAGCTTTAGCGCTTGCCAAACGCAGGGAGAAGCGTCTGAAAACCGCTGCTACAGATGTGGTCGCCTCCGCGCTTGGTACCGCTGCTAAACGTGCAGGCAGTCTGGCGGATGCTCCTACAGAAGAAGGACTTAGTATATTTCAGCAGGATTTGAAGAAGCTTGCAGCGTTAGCTGAAAGTGCTGCTGTGGAGGGTTCAGTACAACGTTCAGATATAATTGTTGAGACTAAGGGCAAAAAAGCTATTGCATTAACAGCTGCTGAAGAAAAACGTGCCGCAGCGATCATCCAGCGTAGGATGGAGATTGAGTTAGATAGGGCGTTTACAGGAAAGCTCCCGGCTGTAGAGCAATACTACAAATTTCTTAGGGCCCGTGGCAGGATCGTACCTGAATATCTGCGCGGATCGTATATAATGCCGAATCGTGCTAAACCGATAATCGCGGAGCATGCGCCTAAGCTGTTAGATCCTAACGCTGATATGAAGTTATTGTTTAGTAAAGTAGGGGATAGCAGAACGACTAAAGGGCATGTAATGTCCCCTAGCACTGCGCTACGACCTTTCTTCGCTCCTGGGGATCATCCAGTTGTAGACCTGTTGGAATGCGGTATGGTATCAGGGCGCAATCGTAGTAATGACTTTAGATGGAAGAAGGATATCTTCGGTATGGTGCCTTCGGCTAAAGGTGCTATTAAGAAAACCCTAGGCCCGCTGTACAAAAAGGCTAAAAAGCGCTTGGAGGTTAGCGAACAGCATCAAGCTAGATATGCACGACTATCCAAACGTATGAAAGAAGCGCAGGATGTGATTAAGCTTAACACGAGCCGCTTGGAAAACGTCTCAGTTACGCATCCTCGTAGGGATTTGTTCATAGCTGACATGCGGCATGCTGAGAATACGTTAGCTAAATTGAAAGCTATGAGAAAGAAGTTGAAAAAACAGTCTGTCAAGTATGCTAAAACCTCCAAACGAATGCTGGTGATGGAGTATGATAGACTACTCCCAGGCCTGGCTAAAGCACATGCGAGTGTTCGTATAGCATTATCTGCGGGAGATGCACTTCCGATAGGTGTGGAGATTTCTGACTCTGAGAAGCTACTAGCCCGACAGCTTCGTGGATACTTTGAAAAAACTCGTGAGGATCTTCGTGCGCTGGGTTTTAGCGTCCTTGAAAGTCGTGCGTATATGAGCCATTCGTATGGAGAGTTGATGACAGATCGTTGGGCGCAGAAGTTTAATTACGAACCTGCTGTGCCTACACGCTTTAAGTTTTTGTATCAATCTCCCAGATCCAGAATTTGGATCCCTGATCTGCATATGATTCTGGATAACTACATCCCCATGGTTAATCGTAAGTTAGCCTTGCAGCCATTCCTGAACCGTTGGAGCGATTTTATTGAATACCAAGCTCCTCCGCATATGCGAGGGATGTTGATAGACTGGCTGAAGGCTAATGTTTATCAGCAACATGGAGGGATATTTCATACAATAGCAAATGGCTGGGTAGCTCTTGAGTATCTGAGACTGGTAGGCGGCTCGCTTTCAATTCCGGTTAAGCATGCTACAAAGTTTCTCGACACCTTTGCGACTAACACCACAGGCCAGGCGCTTAAAGGGGTTCATCATACTGTAAAGGCAGGTTTGCAACAGGCAGGACGAGCGGCAGGTATCAAAGGTGAAAACGTTGAATTGAAAGTACTTAAAACTTTCGTGAGCATGGATCAGATCGTCCGGATGATGGATGAATCGCCAGGGGCGTCCATAGCCTGGCGGCTGGCTAAGGTGCTTTCAGGCGCGCTGACTACGTTTACGGAGTTAGTCGATAACGGGACTACGATCTTTGCAGGGATAGGCCAGGCTGCGAAAGCTGGACTGTCTATGGAGCAGACGCATAAACTGATCTGGGACAACATCTGCAAAGCAAACTTTCGTGGCGGTCCTGATCAGCCATTGTATATGAAGCATCCTGCCGGACGTATACTAGGCATGTTCCAGACCACTGTGCAAAAGCTGTTTGAACTCCGTGCTGGATTGGTATTTGATTTCGTCAAGGGCGGGAAGGATGTTTATAGCAACTCTAAACGAATGCAGCTATTCCGTTATACGCTTTTATGGGGAGCCTTGATCGGGCTGGCAAGACATTTTGACAAGGATCTGATAGCTATGCTGTTGGAAATTCCCTATTTCCACCACTGGATTTACGGCTCTGAAGATCCTAATATGCCGTATAAACTGGCAGAGCCTAAGACACCGCTAGCGCCTCCGATACAGTTGGTCGCACAGATGGCTCGACAAGGTGTGGGACACGGACTGGTGGACCATTTTGGTTATACACCGATATATAAATATCTAACAATGTGGGATAATAGGTATCCTAACAGTTATTATCTAACCCCCATAGACCAGTTGTTTGGCTTGAAGCGTTTGGATGCTGGCCATCAGTCGTATCGAGCACCGACGCGACAGAGTAGTGGTGGTAGAAAGGGACGTTCAGGTAGGTAAGCCGGTATGCGCGCAGGTGGAGAATAAAAACCCCAGTTAGGGTATAAACCTGACTGGGGTTCTCTATGTAATTTTTCTTGCCATAGGGTTGAGTAGACTACTCCTCCTTTTCTCTATACTTCAACAACTCCCCATCAGCACGTTTTACACGGTCTATGAATTTCATAGATTCTAATGTATCTACAATCCCCGTCAGCATACGCATGTCAGCATCATGGTAAAACATCTCAACCAGTTCAGCAAAAGTCAATTCCTTCTTAATTGCAATCTCGGTCATTACACGATTGATAACATCGGCACTCTGCGATTTGCCAACCCCTCCAAAGGTTTTAGTCATCTTACGCTCGGTGAAGGTTAGGATTTTAATCGCACGTTCTATGTCACACTCATCTACAATCATATTATCCCCACGGCTGGCGCATAGAATCATTGACAGTTTCATGATATGGTTTGGGCGCCGTTCAGTGTAGCCGGCAAACCTATCATCCTGAAAAGGTGGATTGCCTTCCTGCGCAGTATACCACGCAACCCAGCGATCGAAGAATCCTTGCGTTACACGAAACTCACCTCTGAGTAGATATATCCGTTCCAAGTCTCTACTTAGCTTAGCGTGTAGCGTACGTTCAGCGTCAGTGAACATAGGTGCTGGAACAATCTTACCCTTCCGCTCTTCGTACACAAAGACTATTCGGGAGGTTAGCCCGCCTCCGATAGCATCAAGAGGCAGCGAGGATCGTAGCAACTCAGGAGTGGTAGCGCCAAGCAGGTTGACGTAAACCCCTGTTATCTCATCAGTCCCCATGTTTTTTGTACGATAGGTCCAGCGACTACGACAATCATACCAATCTGTCAGGTCCATTAAAAGCTGATGATTGTTATGACCGAGGAATACTACAAGCTCGGGAGAGAAGATGGTTAGCGAGGAGTGGAAACAGATTTTACCTTCATCTGTTTGCAGACTCTCACTCGTCTCTGCTAAGCACTGAATCAGCGATTCTCGTGTCATAGATTCCGCAGCCATTTTTATGTCTAACTCTTCAAGCATTTTATGCGCAGGTGACATGGCAGTTCCCTTACGCGCACGACCGGCAGGTCCTACCAATACCACATACATGTTAGGATAAAAGGTTAGACTGCCCCAAGGCAGTTTACACTTACGCTGGAGAACTGACGCTATCACTGAAATGCCACACCAGAGGCGGTAGGAGTCTGGCGGCTCAGAATTGTATGTGTATTCCATGTAGCTATCAAGCCAATCAGTCAGTTCCCGTTTGCTCATGTTGTGCCCTCAGTTCTGCATAAATTTCAGCGAGCTTGTCTGCGAGGCTATCACAGGTCTCAGGAAACCCTTTCCACTTTAATTCCCGTCCGTGTTTTTTAGCCATTGTAAGTCCGATACTTAAATCCGCTGGAAGTTTGAATGTGTAGTCATGAACGCGCAGCGGACGTTCGAGAGATTTTTTTATCGCTAACAAAATCCTCGCATGCTCATGCCAGCCGATGCTTAGCGGAATTTGAAAGCCTATATCATCATGCGTTTGGGTTAGCAATTCAACATCTGCAAACTGGTCTTGATCGTAGTAGATATACTCCAAACCATTTTCGTTTATAAGATCTCCAACAGTCCCTTGAGGGATACAAGAGTATGCTTCTTTGAAGGTTTCGTCCACAAGAGGTCCAAGAAACAGCGTTCGTCTTCCCATAAGATTTGTAAGTGTGCGCGTTTTGCGGAGAGAGCGTCTAACGTGGGCATGAAAGCCTTGTCGTACGCCTGGATATACCTTATGATATGATTCAACGATATATTTTGCCTCTCGCTCAGACATCTCATACAAAATTGCAAAAGACTTGTAGCCGAAATCGTAGTTGAGTCCGTGGTTCGAACGTTTTCCCCAGTCGCGTTCTGAATGCCGTCCATCCCCCAGTGTGCTTGAACCTGCTACATCTGAGATCTCCTCCGGAGGTTTGTTGAAAATCAAACTAGCAGTTAATCTATGCACGTCTTTACCTTCTTCAAACGCACGAATCATTGGATCTATCCGACCCACATACGCCACGATACGGTTCTCAGCCTGGGCTAAGTCGAATGAGTACCAGATATAACCTTCGTCGGGTAGTAGCATATCCCGTATGCTGTGGGGCTGGTTCTGCAAATTCATCCCTTCCCCAAAGATGTTTTTGCTAGAGGATAATCTACTGAATCGTGTACCTACTGGATTGTACGAACAGCGCAGACGGTTCCCATTTGAAAGTTTGCTTTCATCCAGATAGGTAGTAGCCAGCTTAATCCGTTCCCGTATTTCCAGTACCAGCTTAGCCGCTTCAAAACCTTTACGCGCTAAACGTTTCATAGCGAGATTGTTAGTTGACGCATTCCCTGTCTTACGACTTTTATACGCCTTTTGGCCTAGTTGACCGTAGAAATATTCACAAAGCTGTTTCGAGGAGTTGGCATTCAGCTCTTTTCCAGCTACCTTGTTAAGCTCTTCTTTGAGTGTTTCTATTTCTATGTCAAGCTCGGTCCGACGTTTACGGAATTGTGCTACATCAACCCTTATCCCACGTTCCATCATGTAGGTTAGTGGCTCAATCAACGCTCGTTGGCGATCGTAAGCTTCGACAGTTTTCAGCTGTGCTAACTCTTCCATCTGCTTCGGATGTGCTTCTTGGCAGATCAGCGAATCAGTA